AAAGATATTCCAGCGTTTATCGCTCTCTGCAGTGCATTAAAAACTGTTAAAAGCTCATCCCCTTTTGCGATTCCGGACACGGCAAACGCCTTGAGCTTTGCCTCTTCAGACAGTTTGGAAAACTGACCTGGTGAAAGCAAAACCTTGCCTGCCCAGAATTTTACAGCCTCTTTCATAGGAAGGGCTTCAGGTTTAATCATTTTCCTCTGCCTTTGCCGTCCACATACCAAAAAGATCAGCGTTGAAAAGTAAGCGTTCCATAAGATCCTGCAGCGCGTTTGACGACAAGGCCGGATATAACTGCAATATCTTGTCAATATTCGTAGCTGTCAGATGTTAATACAGCCTGTAATATTTTACGTTCATTGCCATCCATCGTTTTGATAGCATCAGAGGAAACGCTTTCGATCATTTCTTCGATTGCCTGCTGTTCGGGGGTGAATTTTGTCGTAGGGGCAGCCCCCCGTGGCTGCCCTTCAGAGACGGGTTTCATAGTAGAGACGGGTTTCAAACCCATTTCTGTCGTAGAGACGGGTTTTAAACCCGTCTGTACCGTAAATTCATCTGCGGAAAGATCATATTTCCTCTCAAAATGTACCGGCGCAAACCGGACACCCACCTTGTACAGCTTGTTGTCAAGTTCTGCCAGGGTCGCATAATCGGCAGGCTCCCTGTACCGGAACGTCGGATGATGAGCCGTGGGCGAATTAATCTGCTGATATATCCAGCCGAGATCCCGCATGAATTTAACCACCAGGGTTTCATCCGCCACTCTGTAATCATTCAGGATGCCTGCGTGCACCTCACCCAGCGCCCGGCTGCCGCTGTCGCCGACCTCGGCGGTCAGGGTCTGGCCCATAAGCACGGTTGCGATCGCGTTATTCATAAACTGGATCAGCTTGGGATGTAGGTCTCCGCCTTTGCCTTCGACTCCGTGAAGCTTAACTTCCGTGCCCCCGGAAACAACTGCAACAGCGTCCTGAACCATTGACGAGAGCGCCGACAATATCTGTCCCCGCTCTGTTTTGTCAGCTCCCGGTCTTGCCGTGCCGACAACCCAGGGCATCCCAAACCTTTCGCAAAGCGTTGTCCAGAACTGAATAAGGATTGACTGCATCCGGAAAATGGCGCGCAATAACAGCCTTGCCGAATGGTATTTGTTCGCCATCAGCCGATTCAGAACTTTTAAAAATCAAATCCGATTTGACATTATAACCGAACCATTCAACCGGCCTGGGCTTCAGATTTTCAATTCTCAGCATGCCGTTTTCCGGCCTCCAGACGATCTCGACTACAGTGGCGCCGTAATATGGAGCATCCAGTACCTGGGAAAAAATATTGTACAGATCCACCCGGGATAAGTCCTGTTCAAGCAGTGTGCATAAACGCTCAGATTCTTTGTCTGCTTTTTGTCCGGCATCATGGCCGGGTTCAAACACGAAATCCTTTTTCTTCAGGATGCCGAGTTTTCGGGACTGGATACTGGAGATCACCTTGTCATCAGCAGTCAGATCGCGCAGAATGGATACGCCGTCGCCAGTCTTGCGCAGTACCGGATCAGGATCGGGCAAAAGCCCCATCCAACCGGCCGGATCAAACCCTGTAACAGCGCTGCTTGTGAAACTTTCTTCCAGAAGCCCCCGCCGGGATATCCGCTCCTTTTCGATCTCCGAAAAAGAGATATATTTTTCAGGTGTTGCCCAGATTCCGTCCATCAATATCCTCTAAACATGTTTGCGCTTTGTCTCGGCATTGCCGTTTCAACCTCAAATTCTCCACACACCGGATCAGAGGCTGCATGAACACCAAGGGCAAGTGCCCAGAACCTGTCACTATGCCCGTTTTTGCCCCGGTCAGCCTCAAACCTTATATTGCCTGCGGCAGTGGTTACTTTTCTGATGCCCCTTAAGTCCGCCCGGATCTCGTCATCCTTTGGGATCTTGACGGCCATGTCTTCAAATAACGACCGGACCGGATACGCCAGTTCTTCCTTGATCTGAGATGAAAACCGCACCGCTTCAACACGGTATGATCCGAATTTATCCATTGCACGCTCGGCAAACTGCATACCCAATCCCGTTGAATCAATACAGCATCTCTTAACAGCCGGTACGGCAAGAAAATTATATAAAACAGCCTCCTGCTCTGAAAATGTTTTGTTCTGCATGCAGATAATTTTTCGGGTGAAAAATGTACCCGCAACACGCTCTAATATCCAGATAACCGTGAGATCGCTTGTTCTGCCTATATCAACCCCGATATATAATTCTTTTCCCTTTGCAGAAGCTTCAAAATTTTCTGTAAACTCCCATTTTTCATTTGGCCTGTACTCGCAGGAAGCAATCATGTCATAGCTTAAAAACGCTCCTGCATCATCTGCGGGCTGACACATATACTCCTGTAAAAACTGCTCTTCAGATGACGTGCCGGACCGGATAAAATCAAAATACTCCTGCTCATCCATTTCCATGCGCTCGTCATCGGGGGGCAAAGACTGCTGCAGCTTAAACAGAAAACCGTCATCAAGGGCATCCTGCAGGCTTACAGTGTGCAGTGAAAAACCTTTGGGATTGCCACGGTGGCGCACATCTTCCACAAGCTCGTTGAAAAAATTTGCAGACCCGCGGTGTGTGGAAACGATCTCAAGCTGGCCGCCCCAGGTGATGCCGGGATAAGCAATCGAATAAAGCTTACGCGGATCCGGATGCAGGGCAAACTCATCAAGAACACGGCCGCCCCGTTTACCGGCCTGGGCATCGGGATTACTGCTCATTGAGTGGATGCGCTTACCGTTGGCAAATGACAGGATATAAGCTGATATTTTTTTGTCAGGATCCAGGATTACCGAGCCGAGATCTTCTGCAGCGGCATTAAGCATGCCTGCAAATTTTTTACAGTCCTCAAGAAACAGTCTTGCCTGGATGTCATCGCGGGAAGAGACCCACTGATCGTTTTTGTTTTCAACAGGAGCGGTATGCTCCACAACAGCATATGCCGTGCCCCAGGAGATACCGATCTGACGGGATTTTTCCATGATTTTCAGCCGGGACATATCATCAATCCATTTTTGCTGATAGGGCAGGAAAACACGGTCAGGCTCAACCGGAATACATTTTGCTCTGCCCGTTTTTGCTCTGCCCGTGTTTGTCATAATGATCGTCCCTTGTGTTTATTTTTCTGCCCGCAATCCCGTTTAACGGCCATGATGCCGCAAATCCGGCTATAATCCCATCTGCTGTTTAATCTCTTTGATTCTTGCTGCATCAAGCAGTTTTGTCCCGTCTTTATCGTTGTCTTTTTTGACGTATTTCTGCTTCATTGCAGAAACAAGTTTTAAGCTTTTTTCAATTTCGCTTAAATCGGAATGCTTCATGGTTTCAGGCGAAGATAAAAGACGGTTAAGCTTTAATTCAATCACTTCGTCAAGCGCCGCAACGGCATCGGCCGGGGTTTTGATATCCCTGATCTTATCTGCTGCCATAACAGGTGCTGCAGGTGCGGTTGCGGTTTTACGTGCAGCTTCTATACGTTCCAGGGCGGCAAAGGCATATACGGTCTGCGGGTCCCCGTTATCCAAAGCGGCCTTTAAAAGTTTTGCCCTCAGCTTTACGGTATCCTGCTTGATGGTGCTTTGATTTTGCCGGTACTCTTTCCTGCGCTCGTGCCAGGATGGAACTTTCTTTACAGGGTCGCAGGCTCCCCATCTCTTTAACTGGGAAACGGAAACACCTGTGATGGCGGCAATCTCTTCAAAAGTTTTGCCGTCAACGATATAAAGCTCTTCGGCTTGTTCACGTATTTCCCATGATATCGGTTCCGCCATTGCCTTACCTGCCAAGGGCTTTTTTGATTGCCCTGATTTTTGCTTTTATCTCGACGTATATTATTTTCAGGTCAGCAAGCTCAAAACTCATGGCCCGCACAAGCTCCGCATTGAGGGATTCTATGTCATCAAAGGGGTCAAGATTGCTGCGGATTGATTCTATAAGCCCTTTGATGCGCAGCTCCTGTTCTTTGAGCTCAAATTCCTTTTCTGCAAGCCTGCCTTTAAATTTTAAAATTTCGCTCATGCCATAGCTCCTTTTGTTTTAACTTTCTCCAGCCTGACCATAGGGCAATATTGGTTGGTTTTTATCTCGTCTGCAAGGCGCTGCATGATCTGTGTATTCATGATCACAACATCGTGCAGGTCCGTTGCAAGCTTTTCGTAATTTTCAACAAGCATGACATTATTTTCATACATTTTTACAACGCTCTCAAACCGTTTTGTCTGTATGCCTATAAGCACAAAAGCCGCTATCCACGGCCCCACGATTATACTGAAAAGCACAAGATGAAACGGCCAGCTATTCACTGTGCCGATGGCGTTGAACAATGCTGCAAGACCGGTGAGCTGTGCAGGTGTCATGATTTTTTCACCTCCTCATATGAAGCCGTGACTTTAAGCCTGTGCCAATAGCCCCAGGCAAATCTGACAACCGTTGATTTTATCCACCTTGCGCATAGCATTTTTGCCCTGTACAGCCATGACTGAGACAGGGGAAACTCCTTGTCGCGCTCTTTCATGACCTCTCTGTACAGGGTAGCGGCTTGTGATTTGGTGACGGTCGGCACAGCATCGATACGGCATAAATAATCATGTATACAGCCGCCTCTTTTGGAAGAGCCGCGGATGACCGGCACGGATTCAAAATCGCATACAAAGTCTTTCGGCACAACAATCTCACAGCCAAGAAGAGAGCTGTAATATCTAAAATCCTGCATCAGCCTCACATATTTACCGTCAATGTCTTCGGTTATTAATTTTGTCAGAAATTGTGACACGATATCCTCTTTATTTTAGGTACAACACACCGGCTGCATTATCAATAATAGCAGGCAGTTCTTTTTCTATTTTTGACCATGTTTCATGCGCCCCCCCGGTTGTTGCGCCTTCCATGTTGCCGACCAGTTCTTTTACCCCCTCAATCACCATGGCTTTTTTCTCTCTGCCGGATTTCGGCTTGCCCGAAAACCAGCGTTCGGCAAAGCGCACAAGGGAAAACACCCCTGATAGAATGTTCATACCCATCTTGAATTTATCCATCCTTTCTTCCTTCTTTTTCAAATTTTGTCTGACATGCAATACATCTCCGGCACCCCGGGACAGCTTTTTGCCTTGCTGCCGGGATAGCCACACCGCAGTCAATACACGTACAGCGTGATCTTTCTTTTGTATCGGTAGCTTTTTCAAGCTGATATTTTATGGCCTGCTTTAAAAGAAACTCAGTATTCCTGCTTGCAAAATCACATTCATCCATTAATATTTTTCTCGTTTTCAGAATCAGAAGTGGTCATGTATAGTCCATTGGGAGAACTTTTAGAAAAAAACACTACCATATGCCAGTGCGCATCATGGATGATAATTCTTCTGCTCTTTTCCCTACCTGACGGGCCCAGACTGAATCCAGCATTTCATCTGCCGCCATTTTGAAATCCCTTTTTGAAATTGCTCTGAGCATTTTTTTAAATTTTAAAACTTTTGTAATGCCTATGTTATAGACCATATCAATCAACGCTGCCCGCCGGGGTTCTTTGAGATTATTCCATCCTTCAATATGTTCTGATGCTTCTTTTTCTGCCGCACTTATTTTTACGTTAATGATTGCATCTGCTTCATCTTTTGACATGCCCTGGGTCATCCAGACATCAAGGTTAAAGCCGTACCCGATGGTTTCAATACCAAGGCTGTCTTTATATGGCATGCTGCGGAATCCTTCATGGCGTTTTATCATTGCTGTAAGTTTCATCTGCTATCCTTTATTCTCCTGTTTGTACTATCTGATATTTTTCACCTTAACAGCCGCAACATTGAAATTGCCACTAAAACGTTTCACTATTTTTACCTTATTTTTTAGCCTGCCTCATAACGCAGAAAAGCCCCCTGGTCTTAATTGGCCAGGGGGCTTTTTTATGGTTAAAATTAAAGCTTAATTGTCAGCAGCCGAGCTTTCCGGGCGGCGGCGGCACGGGCTTGTTAGTAATATTTTCTTCTAAAACCGGAATATTATTTCGTAAAAAATCATTATAACAACGTAGACAATACTTTGTTATATTTTTTGTTTCTATCCAGATTGTCAGTGTTTCAGTTACTGTCCCATGAATGGGACAATAAAATTCGGGCTGAAGAGACAACCTACCTTCAAAAGCCGATGTTTTTATTTCGTATTTTTCCATAATATTAAATTCCTCCTCGCCGGTTGATGATATTTCTCACCTGCCGTGCTGACAGGCAGTATTTCTCCGCAATGTCATCATAGTTGATGCCGTTGAATTCTTCTCTGATTTTTTTATCACGGCTTGCACGGGATATCGTCTCCTCACGTGGGACATAGAGATTGCATCCGCCGAAAAACCGCACAAATTTGATTGCAGTGTCCAGGCCCACCGCCTTGACGATCAGGCCGAAAGTGCTGGATTCTGCCGCGCCCGCCAAAAAATCATCCTCATGCATTCCGTTCAATCCGTTCATTTTTATTGGGTCCTCAATTTCTAAGGTTTATTACTCTCCTAATCATATTGTTCATCCATTATCCGTTCCAGTTTTCCGCACCACAGAGCCTTGCATGAACCGCCCGCTGACGGGTCTTGGGAAAGTTTGCCATGGTCTGTAATTCATGCTTCCAGTCCTTCAACATTGTGTCGGCCTTTCCGCCTTTGATAAAACCATTTACATACAGATCATTGAGAATTTCCGCAAGAAACAGACAGTCCTCCCCTTCTTTATTGATTTTCATTTTATTCCCCCGGTATCAAATATATAACTGCCAGGTTATATGGTGCTGGGCTTACACGCCCAGAAGTTATCACAACTAAATATTTCATTAGCGATCCACCTGCCGGCCTGCTCGGCGCACCATACAACAATCCACTACACCGGACGGCCTTGCCGCCGGTGAGTTTTGGCGTTCAAAAGCCCTGCCGCAACCGCACCCCCGGCCCGTTCCGCAGTTTTATGCCCGGCATGCCCCGTCCAACCGTACGACCACTGCATCCCCGCCGCACATCATCAGCCCGTCGCCAGCCTCCAAGGCTTTCATCAGCTTGTCATAATGCCTTGGATCTCTCACGTAGCGCCCAAACGTGATGCCCAGCAGTTGGCCGATCCGCTGGGTGACAAACCGGTCCCCCAGCATGTCCAGCCATTCGTCAATTATCATCGGCATCTCATCCTCCTTTCGCCTGATCTTTAATTTCATACTCGTATACCTCCTTTTTTACCCTGCATGTCCCGATCCGTTCCAGAGCGCCGTCATCCAAATCCTCAACAGCATCCCAGTTCACCGATTTTGCAATTTTGATCACATGATCGATCCCGGCCGCCTCGATCTTTGCAACCGCCCCCCGTATCCGTTTCACCCGGTTGGTCACACTGTAGAGCAATGCGCCGGACACAAGCTGCAGCCGGTCGGATTCGCCCCGGAAGAACAGTTTTTTATTCTTCTTCGATATCTGCCTGATCTCTTTCTCCAGGGATTTCAGCCGTGACCGCTCCGTTGCCAGGGCATCGGCGTATTTCGCTGTAACCGCCGCAATCTGCTGCTGCACATTATCCTCAACAGCCCTGATCCTGCCCGTTATTTCCGCTACTTCAGACAGTAGTTGTTCAGCCCGTTCCCGCGCCCCCGGGTCAGACCGCTTCTTTTTCATGTCTTTTTTCATCTCTTCAGCCTTTCAGTCTTCCACTACCCATTTTTTAATTCTTTGTCTTTATCATGTAACCATTTGTAGACGATACTTCGGAATATTTCTAATGGCGGTATTCCATACTTCTTCTCGTCAAATTCTCTAGCGGCAGTATCTATTGAGGCTAACAACCCATCTATATCATTTGAATATACCTGTACTTTTACGATCATATTCCCCTCCCTATTTCGGATCGACTCTCCCTGATCTTTCACTTCTCAGCGCCGCCCGGTTCCATTTCCGTTTCCATCTCCAGACGGATCTGCCCCATGAGGTCGGGCAGTGCCATTTTTTTCAGATTCGCCACCTGCACCAGCTTTTTCAGAGCATGCTGTTTCAGCCGTTTGCAGTATGCGTCCAGTTCAGACCCCGCCGCAGCGATCCAGTACCCTCCATCCCGCGCGCTCTGGCTGGACATGATCGGCACGCCCTCCCGGCGCAGATCGGTAATGATGCTCCTTAAAATTTTTGTATCATTGATCCGGTGCTGATAACGTTCCTGCGCGACCTGTTCGTACAGTTCCCCCATGCCGATTTTGTTCCCGCCGCCAACGTGGCCGGTCATGATTTTCAGCAGCCGGTTCATACAACGTTCCCTCTCGTCATTTGTTATTTTTTTGCGCGACATTGCTGTCCTCCAGATATTTTTTTGATTGTCTGCGATTGTCTGCACACCACGAATGAGTGCATTGCTTTTGCTTCATCTTCCGTTTGTAATTGCCCTCTCTTTGTTTGAATGTTTCTACCAACCAGCGCGCATAGTTATATGCCTTTTGCGCATCTCTTTTTCTGTCTTTTTCGTCACTGAATTTATGCATCAGCCTGCACTGATATTTTAACGAACAGCCCAACAAATAGCCCTGGTATTGCTCAGGCGTGAGCTTTGCCTTAATGATATCCAGCGTCTCAATGCCGCCCGCGTCATAATATGATGCAATTTTATCTTTACTCATTGCCGCTTCCCCTTAGCGCCTTTGCGTGAGACTTTCTCTTTTTGTGGTACATGAGAGCCGCCACAATCTTCCTCAATTGCTCCGCATCGCACCATGCCACCAAATCCACTCCGAACATATTCTGCGCGATCGCGTCCGCATACCCCTGTTTCAGCCCCAGGTCAGCGCACATGGCCTTGATTTTCCCCATAAGCCGGTCTTTTGATGTCACAAGCGCCCTGGTTTTTTTTGTCCATTTCCGCTTAAAACCAAGCTTCTCGAAATGCTTCATAACCAGCTCAAACTTTGCTGAATCCAGATCTTTTGAGGACGCCACGCCAAACCTGCCCAGCAGCCCTCTATACTCATCATCCGTCATTCCAGTCTGAGTTTTGGCAATATGGATCACCGCTTTTTTCTTATTGCTGATCATTCTGGTATTTCCCTGACTGCTTTCCTTGCCCTGCTGATCGCATTTTGCGCCTCGCCCAGGGACACAAGAGCCTCGCGTCTTTTCTGCCGTCTCAGCCTGCGAAGCTTTCTTGCTTTTGATTTGTTTTCCGGCATGATCACGGGATCAGATATCAGCCTGTATTTCCGAGCGCCGGCAGTTCTGATCTTCGCTAATATCTTTCGTCGTTCCAGCATATACACCCATTCCGCTGCATAATTATGCGATGCGCCGGCGATTGCCACCAGGTCGTCAATCGTCACTGTTCTATTGGCGCGTAAATAACGCCACATTATTGCCTGCAGCTCCTGTGGTCTGTTCTTACCATTATATATATAGACGCCTCGCCGGATCCGTGTGACCTCGCCTGACGCCACAAAATCCCTCAGCGCCCTGTAAAGCGTTTGTTTTTCCTTATTGGAAACCATGTCCAGCTCTCTCGCCAGGGCAGGGCAGGTAATCTCTTTGCCCCCGCCGCCCAGGGAGCGCAATGCCTCTCTAACCCTGCCTGCCAATCCAGTCCGTTTCATTTGTCGTTTTCCTTCCCTTTCCCTTTGTCCCTCTGTAACCTCAGCGCCTTTGCGCCTTTTTTTATCCCCTCAGCCCCGTCTTAATCGCAACATGAGCCATATCCGCTGTGACCTGATCTGTCTGTTTTGCGTCTGCGATTTGAGCCAGGGCCAACAAACCCCTGCGCACAATGCGGAAATCGCCGCCAGATGCATCATAAAAAACAGTTGCCACCCGGCTATCAACAGACAGTCCTGCTGATAGCCGGATGTATGCGACAATATCCGGCTTGCTGATCGGCAGGAATTCAAGCGATTGGTATGTTCGAGACCACACCCGGCGGTTCATTTTCATGTAGCTGACCAGCTCTTCTTCTCCGATCAGTATCACCGGCGATGTGGAGAGATCAGACAGATCCCGAATCACGTCCAGAAAATACCGCGGTAATTTTTCTACTTCATCTAAAAACACAGGTTTTGGATCGGCAATCAATGTGTCCACGATCGCCATAAATGCTGGCCCTTTACGCCCCGGAGCCGATAAAATACCAAGCTCCCTGCATAATGCCCGCAAAAATTCCAGCTCCGATGTCCGCCAGATGGTCTGCATGCGGAGAAAAACCCCGCCGTGATGAGCATGCCACCACTGAGATGTGCGTGTTTTCCCCCGACCGGCCCTGCCATACACCATGCCTAAGCGCCCTTCGCCGCGACCTAATGCCAGCCCATCCATCATTACAGAAAAGTTCCGCACATTTTTTGTCTGTTCAACAAATACAGGTTTAACCTCGATCATTTCCCAACCTCCGTTTATTTTTTATTAACCCTCTGTAACCTCACTGTAACCTCAGCGCCTTTGCGCCTTTGCGTGAGACTCTTCCTGAAACATCTCCGCCACTCTCCCTCGATGCTCCTCATAATAATCCAGCCGATCCAGATATTCCGGCGTCTGCTCAAAATAACTCATAAACGCCTGCCATTGTTTTGGGATGACCCAGCCACGAACTTCAAATTCTACCAGCTTTTCATACCTGTGGTTCTCCGGCATGTCCGGCAGTACTTTCCAGATCTCCGGCGAGTCATCTAATATCGGTTCATGCTCGATCACTGCATCCGGGTTTATGTCCTGTCGCCGGATGGTTTTGCCGAGGCTTTCATGATACTGCCTTATGCCTTCTTCAATGCGCTTTTTCTTCTCTTCTTTTTCTTTTGCTTTTGCCTCGCTTTGCTTCAGCAGCTCGGCAGCCACCTCTTTTTCCAGCTTTTTCGCGCCATCAGTAAGTTGAGGAATGCGTTTTACGTTAGATGCTTTTCCTGAACCGGAAACCGTTAACTGTGAACCGTCAACTGGCCCCGCTATTTCATCCATCTTTCGATTAAGCGCAGGCAGAACATCCAGTTCGAGTATCTCTTTTGTAAAAGATCCCGCCTCTTTTTCCTGATGCTTTTTCATCTCGATGTGCTCAACGAGTCTTTGCCGGTCTTGCTCGTTGCCAAGGATGTTGGCGGCTGGATGTGTTTTTGTAACCGGAGTGGCTTCGCAGATAAAATTATCGTGCTCATCAAACACGTAGATACAGGACATGTCCTGCAAATCGTATTTTATTGTTGCCATGTGTTTGCGACCGTACAGGGCTGGATTATAATAATGTGTGCCCTGCAGATTAATTCCATTTTGCCGGATAGCGCGGGTTTTTCTTGTCATCATCAGATATGTAAGTTCGGTTTTATCCACGCCCGGGCCTCTTTCTTCCAGGAGCAAATCAGCCGGAGCGCGCCCTGCGAGATGCCCGCGCTGTGGCCGCTGTGCGTACTGGTCAAACCATGCCGCCACCGCTCTGTGAGCCTGTTCCATCGTTAAAACGCCCGCGGTTTTATTATACAGCCGTCGGTGTAGCTTCTCTCCACGCATCATACGCGGAGGTTTATTTTCAATAGATGTGCCGGAATATGTCGGGGCCCAGCGTTCCAGCTCTGCAAATGTGCCGAAAAACCGCTCAACGGTCTTTGACTGCCCATGATACGGCCAGGCAAAAATAGTTCTTATGCCTAATCGCTTGTAAAGCCCTGCGAATCCGGCCTCATCAAATTCTACATTGTTGAAAAACTTTGACTTGAACGCCCTGCCGTTATCTAAGTATGCAACCTGCGGATATTTACCCAGGGCAATGATAGCCCGCCGGAGAGCAGCAGATATTGCCTGCGTGTTTTCTGTGGGCATTATTTCCCATCCCAGGGGATAAGATGATTTCATGTCAAGCCAGACGATCAGAGTCATTCGTTTCGGTTTGCCGGTCCAGGGATTCAATATTTCAAAGTTAAGAACGTGGCCGTCCGCGACTATGACATCTCCAACGTTGATCAGGCTGTAATCACGCTCAATATACATGGCGCATTCATCATTCCACGCCTTTGCGCCTTTACGTGCAAATGTCCATATATGATGATTAACAGATGCCCAGTCTTGCAGCCAGCGCCGGTATGTCGATGCTGAGTGACCATTCGGGATCCCCTTTGTGTGCATGATCGACCAGGCCATGCGTATTGCTTCGGAGATGAGCGGTTTGTTTGGATGGAGCGCGCATTTTAGCAGGATGTTTTTTTGCTGATCCGTCAAAATGCGCTTGCCGCGCCTGCACACGCCGCGCTTGTCGCACAGATTGAAGGTTTCGTCGGTTGTTTTAATTGTTCTTTTCCAGCCCTCGATCGTTTTCCAGCTTACTTTGCCGACCAGGGAAAATATTTTAGGATATGCAATGCCGCTGTTATATGCGCGCATAAACTCTGTGCGTGTGCGAATTTTGCAGCCATGCGGTGCTTTTTTAATTGCCTGCGTGTAAAGATTTAAAAGATCCGCTTTTGCCATCCCCTTATCTAACCGCTCGCCGGACGGCAGGCTCCGGCTCCCTGTGGTGGAGAGAGCCGGAGTGTTGGTGGAGTTGGCGGGAGTTATGGGAAAACCAGCAGGAACCATAGCCGTGTTTTTTGATTTATATGCAGCTATGGCAAGTTTGATGGATTCCGGGAGAAATGAAATTACAAACAGCTTTGCGTTGTTAGGACCTTTAGAACACGGCCATTTTTCGTGTGCCGCCTGTTTCCGCACAGCACGGCGCGATATTTTTAATATATCTGCAAGATTTTGTGTGTTGATTGTAACTGTGTTCATTGTTATTCTATCCCCGCCGTCATTTATTCTTTAATCCTTTAATAAATTTGACACACGCTGCAGACTCTCGATCATCACCTTTTTTGTTTTGACTTTTAACGGTTTCCGAAGCTCCGCCCGGACAACTTCGATAAGAGTCCACACGACGTCTGAAAATTCTTTTGACACAACAGGCTCGATCTCTTTTTTAATCTTGTCTGCTTTTTTTTGCGTCTCCTGCCCGATCAGGCTGCTCACAACATTACTGACCAGTTTTGCCGTTATAATCGGCCCGCGTTCGCTGCGGGGAGCCGTTTCTACAGCTCGTTCCCACGCCTGTACCTGCGCATCCGGCTCCAGCCTGGTCAATGGCCTGACCTGCCGTTCGTTAAGAGGAAAGTAGTTGCATCTCATGTGTGCCGGGTTCAGGATTTCAATTTGTGCGCCCTGGCGCACATTATCCATCACCTTTTTCGCCTCTATATATTGGTATGCAGTTCGCCGAGCGATCTCAAAACGCTCGCGGCAGTACTCCTCAAATGTATCATGTGTAGCACGATAAAGACGTGAAGCGTTAATCTCCGCCAGCGCGCACCCGACAGCGTAAAACCCCTGAAAGTTTTCCGCTATAACCGCCTCAAGTTCTTTTAATCGAACAGCCTCAGCCTCGCCCAGTTCCCTCGGTTCCCCAAAAACATCAACTAATGTTTGCCCGCTTTGCCCTGTCATTTTATATCTCCTTAAATATATCCGGTTCTATGGTTCTGATCATCTTATTCTCTTTCTTGATTCTCAGTTTTGAATTTGCCCATCGCAATTTTTGCTTATCTTTCGGCCCGATCACTTCACCATCCAGAGGTTGCGCCAGGACATTAATCGGCTCCAGACTCCCGACCACAGAGCAAAAAACCGGCAGGACGCGCATGGGCATCTGCCGGTTTGTTTCCGATACGTTAAGCCATTTTTCCAGTGTATCTATTTGCAGGCTGTGGCTGTTGCCCGAAACCAGCTTTACACCGCAGCGCCCAGCCAGATCGTTCATTTTATCGACTATATCCGCCCGGGAGAGACCGCACCTGCCTGCGACCGTATTCATCACTTCCTTTTGCGCTTTAATTGTATTCAGTGTCGGTCGGTTAAATAGTTGCTGTTGTATAAATCGCGGCATTTTTATACCCTCACTGTCGGTAAGTTGTGCTTTATCTGTCCGATTTTTCCTGTAAATCGGACGTTGACTTAATGAAATTATTGCCGTATTAATTAAGTCAGGCTGCTAAATATCTTTTTTTTGGGACGGCCTGGCTTTCTCGGCTCGCCATATAAATATATCGAAGGCCAGATCAGTTTAATATCGATCCCGATCGCTGAGGCAATTGCTCGACGGACCCGGTCATTAGAATCGATATTATCGATAACCCGGCACACATGAGATGCAACTACTTTAGTTTGCCGTGCTATTTCCGCCTGGGTAACACCGGCCCGCATTAAAGCGATTCGGATTTCCGCTGGCGGCATATCGTATGTTTTATTGATCATTTTTCTCTCGGAGGCTTTTTAAAATGGAGTACCTTAATATTATAAAGACGCTTATTGAGATTACAGTGGCTCTTATTGTGATTTGCCAGAGCGGAATACTGCCTAAAAGAAAAGTAAGCCTGCCTGCTGAAAAACCGAAAAACAGACTTGCGCAAATCCAGAAGATACCTGCAAACGGTTCGCGTAAAATAGGTATCTTTAAAAAACCCTGGGTTGTTTTATTAGTTTCATTGTTATGCATGGCCTATGTCCTTCCTGAAGTTTTTTCGCCACGCGAATTAACCCGCATGGCTTTATATAAAATTGTAATAGGGATCGGTTTGTTTTTCTTTTTATTAATTCAGTCATCAATCTCAAATATTACTGAAGCTGTTTTTCAGATGAAGTTCGCAGACCTCGAATTAATAAAATCGTTTTTAAAAGAATTTAAAAAGAGCGATGAATTATAATTTTTTTTGCTGTTTTAATTTGACTTATTAAATTGACCTATAAACCACTATTTTTTGTGTGTCAAGCAAAAAATAGCGGTTCCGACCACTTTTTATGATATTTTTTTCATAATATGTTATAAGTATGGAAAATAATAAAGAAAATAATGTAGTTCCGGCCTTAAAATCTGGTTCCGGCGTTGGTTCCGGCGTGGAGGTGTCGAGCCGGAACCAGATTTTTACGAAAAATCTGGTGGCAAGACGAAATCAATTACAATATACGCAGCAAAAACTTTCAGATTTAACCGGCGTAAAATTAAGAACGATCCAAAATTATGAGAAAGGGGGGAAGCCTAAGGGCGATAATATTCTTGCCTTGGCTGAAGTTTTAGAATGTTCCCTGGATTGGTTATTATTGGATAAAGGCCCGGAACCTGATCCGCCTGGCGAGGAAAAACAGATTGACAAACCAGGGCCTCTATATAATAAGGTGAAAACTCCTGATACACATATTAATGATCAGTGTGTAGAATACAGCTCCGGTGCGGATGAGTTTGGAAAGGCGGTGGCCGGTTTAAAGGAGATATTCGACTCTCGCGATCCGGTTTTAATCCCGGCTATCCAGGCTAATATACACGCATTCCAGGTATCCGTGCGCCGAGAGCACTATATTCAGCAACAAACCAGCAAGATCAACGCCCTGGAAAAAGAATGCGATGATCTAAGGACACGCCTGGAAGCCATCGAAAACCGTTTATTTACCCAGCCGGAAGGCGAAAATACCGATTAAAATTAATAATTCGTAAGAAATTATAATTCAAATTTCTTATTTTACCTGCAAAAATCCGCCCGAAACACCCAAAAACCATCAAATATCTCATCATTAAACTCGGCCGCAATCAAACAAACTCAACTCACATAAGTCCCTGAATAGTCGCATAAAAGTATCACAAAAATCTCCATCAATCCACCAATATCAAATTTCTCAACTTACCTGCCCCCCTAAAGTCATTGCCCCACTTGGGCGCATTATTGACAAAGTCAACAACGTAAACTCCGGTTCAAATTTAGGGGGGCAGGTAAGTTGAGAAATTTGATATTGGGGGATTGATGGAGATTTTTGTGATACTTTTATGCTACTATTCATGGTCTTAGGTGAGTGGATTTTGTTTGGGTACTGAAACATTGAGAGCTTGCTTTAGGGGGGCAGGTAAGTTGAGAAATTTGATATTGGTGGATTGATGGAGATTTTTGTGATACTTTTATGCGACTATTCAGGGACTTATGTGAGTTGAGTTTGTTTGA